GCAAAATTAGCTGAAAATTAGGAAATACCCCGAAAAAAATTTCGGGCCATTTTTTACGCCAGAGGTCGCTCAAAGTGACCTCTTTTTTTATGGCGAAATAAGTCTTGGATTTTCTGTTTTCTTGAGGTTCTCTCTCACGAATTGGTTTGATGGTTTATATTCCATGATCTCTGCAAAATTTTCTAAGAAGACACTTAGATATTCCTGTCTTAAAACATTAATATTTCTTTTGTCATCATTTAACTTAGTTTCATGTTCTAGAAAAGTAAATGATGTAATTTGAGATTCTGTTCTGATAACACCGTTATCAAGAAACGTAACAGAGTGTCCTTCTGGAACTGTTATACCACCTCTTTGAATTAATTTACCTTTTGAAGTTCTTAGTATCTTAGTTTCGTAATGATGAATATTAGTTAACTCTTGTGTTGTATATTTTGCATTTAAATAAGTCAAAAAATCTTGACTTCCCATTGGCCACTCATCTCTCAAGTGAATAATATTATTAGTTGTCAAAATAACCCAATCAAGTGCAGGGTCGTTGTAAAATTTAGCTGCAACTTGGTCTGGTCTTTCGTCACCCAACACAGAATACTTTGTAAATGCTGTAACTTCGTCAAAAACATCATCACGCAACACTGCCCTCTTAAAAATATTTTTGACAATCTGATAATCATAGGCAGAGTTTCTATCATTTGCTAATGATGGATAATCAAGATTTGGAAGTTGTTTAAAATAACTATTTGGTGAGCCTGAATATGTCATATTAGTAACCTACACTATCTGATGGAGTTTCAAGTTGGTCTTGTTCGTATATTGGTCTAAGTTCAGTGAAACTCAAGTCCATTTTTATTGCAACTGGTTGTGAATCCTTATATGCAGACCAGTAACCATTTGGAGCGTAATCAACCGCCATTGTTGTTAATGCAAGACCGCCTGGATTGAATCTGTTCACAGTGTCTAGAACATCATTTGTTCCTTTTCCACTTTTATACTGTAATGTAAATATATCTGGATTTTTAAGATAAGTTGTATTTCTAAATTTTGGTGCCATGCCTAATTTTAGAAAACGAATAATTTTTCTAATTTCATCACCCTCTTTCTGATTTCTTGCAATCATTAGAAAACTGAATGAGAAGTCTCTAATTACAGGCCCTTGAAATAACATCTCTGCATTTGGATTCAAGACTCGACCACCACTTCTTGCTAAGTAAGTGTCCGCATCTAAATCAGTACCGAAAGCAAATCCAGCCAATTTAGATACTATTTGAGTATATGTGGCACTCGCAAAATTCTTAGCACTACTACCAGATGGGTTATAACCTCTTAATTCGGTAAGTTGTTTTTTTATATCTTGGTCATTTTGTTTTTCTTCTACACTTTTTCCAGCTGCTCTTCCACGATTAGTTAAAACATCAACCGTACCCAAAGCTGCAAGACCTGAGATCGTCAATTCACTTTTTCCCCACTCAACACCATTTACATCTGTCACTTTAGGCATTGGTAGTAACACACTTCCCATTAACGTGCTACCAACCACACTATCACCAGCGACACTTACTGTTCTTTCAACACCATTCTCTACTCTTGTTTGAGTCGTCCTTGCTTTACTTGCATTTAGATCTTTTCTTTGATAGTTGTACTTCATTATTTTGAAATGATCCTGACTTGGATTCATGTCCAAAGGATAACTCATAATATCACTACCTTTATAATTATAATTAAATCGAGAATCATTGTAAAATTCTTCGTCCCCTGGCCGAGCCTGTGCAAGAGCATTCGGTTGATCTGTTTCTACAAATTGTTCGTTATTTAATTTCGCTGTTTGAAGAGTAGAATAAGTGGATTTTTCTGCATCCGTAGCTTGTTCAACACCAGAAAAATCATTTACATTATTACCAGTATCTGATTTATTTTTGAAATTATTATAAGCTTCAGTAATATTTGACTTTGCTGCATCTGTTTGAAATATGGGAGCATTTAAATCAGCACTTGATACTAAATCATTTGATGCGTCTATTTCATTAACACCAAGAAGTTTACCATCTTGGAATGCAAAAGAGTATTTTTTTCCATTTATTTCGTATGGTTTGCTTCCTTCTATTGCCATTAGTTTTTGTTGTAAACTCGATCTCTTGGAACTGGTATCCCTCTCATATCAACGAATCTTTCAGTGGGTAATTGTGCAACATCTGACCATTCTGTATTTGGAATGCGATATGGTATGCCTCTTACACCAGTATAAAGATATTTATGTAGAGTTCGGGGAGGAACTGCGACTGCGCCTTGAACAGAGTTATTTAGTAAGCTTATTGCCAATTCGTCTCTTTGATTCAAAGGAACATAATGAAGATTACAACCAATGAATCCACCAGTTTGATATTCTATGACATATGTAAGAGGATACATGTCATAATATGGTTGTTTTGTTTGTGCTGAGTATGTATAGAAATATAATTGGCCAGGAGCAAATCCAGCTGTATCCGCAGCATCATCATCAAAATTAGTCGAACCAAGTTCATCAAGTAATTGACTACGAAAAAATTCTTCGCTAACTTGACCTGTGACTTTATTCAGTATTCTTTGAAGAATGCTCATCGTATTCCTAATTCTTTTTCCGTCATAATTTTGAACTCTAATTTACGATCTTCACAAAACTCTCTTGCTGCTTTCCATTTTGCTTGATTCTTCACATATGTCATAGATTCATTTATCATGGTCTTTCTTGATTTACCTTTTGTCGCTTTTGGTTGTAGTGTCTCTCTCATTGGTTTGACTTCAATTACCGACCTACGAATGTTATTACTCTTATCTTTATACTTAATAAAGAAATCAGGAAAATATCTGCGAACACGATTTGTTGTTGGGTCTAGATAAGGAATCCAGAACTCCTCAGACGCCCATTCAAGTATATTCTCATTCAAATCACAGTAATTCATAAATTTTCTTTCCCATAAAGACCTATAAATAATATTTTGAGAGTCACCTTTATACTTTTTAGGATTTGAAGGTCGATATATCCCTTTATAGCTCATATATAGTAATAACAACTTAAGTTTATTTATCGTGTCATTTACAAAAAGAGAAGAAATATTTAAAGATAGTGTCGATAAGATAAGAGATACGATTGCAAGACCGTCTCTTGATACCTTTTATGAGGTTGAGTTTGCTTTCGGAAAAACTGACAAGTGGTTATCAGATTTGAATACCACTGGTAGTAGGTTTGGCACCGTTCACGGTAGAAAAAGAAATCAGGGAACAAAACTTGAACAAAAAATGTCCTTATTATGCACACAAGCTGAACTTCCAGGCACAAGTTTTGTAGAATCTACTGCTATTGGTCATCGTCAAGGTATTCAAGAGTCATTTCCAAATTTGAGAAATTTCCCACCTTTAAATCTTGTTTTTTATGTTGATGCAGATCATGTTATTTTAGAAGTTTTAGAATCTTGGATGACTTATATTAATCCTATCTCTACTTCAGATTCAGATGTTGATAACGGATTCTCACGTTTTAATTATCCAGATGACTACAAAGAAGTAATTAGAGTTACGAAATTTGAGAGAGATACTTTTATAGAAGAATCAAGAAATGCAAGTTATCAATCTGATTTGACATGTTATAAATTTAAAAATGTTTGGCCTAGAAACATGACATCGATGAGAGTTGCCTATGGTGATTCAAATGTGTTAAGATGTAATTTAGAACTAGCATATGATAGATTTATCACTAGTTTCAATTATAAAGACACTCAAGAAACAGTTTTGAACACATCAAGTGGAGTCGTAAATTCAAATGACATTCTGTCTGTAAGACAAGTAGGAAAGTCTAATGTTGGTCAAACTATTGATCCAAAATATCAAATTGGAGACGGTGCTGGATTTCTTTAAATCAAAAAAACCTTCCTATATAAAATACTGAATAAAATATTATGCCATTACCAACCATTGAAACTCCAACCTATGAGTTGAAACTGCCATCGTCAAATAAAAAGGTGAAGTATCGACCTTTTCTTGTGAAGGAAGAAAAAATATTAATTATTGCTCTTGAGACAAAAAATCAAAGTGACATCACAAATGCTGTGACTGATGTTTTGAAAAAATGTGTTTTGACTAAGGGAATTGATATTGATACTCTACCTACATTTGATATTGAGTATTTGTTTTTGAACATTCGTGCTAAGTCGATTGGTGAAGATATTAAATTAACTGTGACATGTCCTGATGATGGAAAGACAAAAGTTCCAGTCACAATATATGTGGATGAAATCAAAGTCACCAAACCAAAAGGACATACAAAGGACATTGTTCTAGATGATAAGATGACACTTCGTATGAAGTATCCGTCATTATCTCAGTTTATTTCAAATAACTTTGATACTGAAGATGAAGCAGAAGCATTAGTTGATAAAACTTTTAATGTTGTTGCTGATTGTATGGATACAGTTTTTACTGAAGAAGATGCATGGGACGCTAAAGATTATACTCCAGATGAGAGAATTGATTTCGTAAATCAATTGAATTCAAAACAATATAAGGCAGTTGAGAAGTTTTTCGCAACAATGCCAAAACTATCTCATAAAATTGATGTGATCAATCCAAACACGAAAGAAAAGAGTAGTATCGTTTTGGAGGGTCTAGCCGATTTTTTCGTCTAAGTATTGCAAGAGAGGATCTTGAATCCTATTACCGTATCAATTTTGCTCTCATGCAATACCATAAATATAGCTTGACGGAACTAGAAAATATGATGCCTTGGGAAAGAGACATTTATGTCACTCTTCTCCAGAATTATATTGAAGAGCAAAATCTAAAGAACCAACAGAAACAGGGAACTGGAAGGTATGGATGAAGAAGAATTAGAACAACCTAGTTCAAAGATAAACTTAGGTAGTTTCTTTGAAAGAGTCGATTCGGTTGAGAAGGTAGCTAACAATGCCTTGTCGAGAGCGAATGCGAATCTTGGCATCATTAGTAATCAGAAGTTAATAATTAATAGTTTAAATGTCACTATCGAAGCGATGGAGACAAAAATTAGAGATATTGCAAATTATATCATTATAGAGAAAAAACTTGAAAAAGACGTTGAAGAAGATAGATTATTAGAAGAACAGGATAGATTACAAAAACAAGCGATGGTAGAAAGAGCAACTACTATCATGGGTGAGCCAGGCCCTCAAGGTGAGCCAGGTCAACCAGTAGAACAACAAAAGGGTAGTAGTCTTTTAGGTAGTTTATTAAGATTAGGAATTGGTGCTTTTGCACTTAAATTTATCTGGCCTGCTCTTTTACCTTTAATTAAGGGTTCTCTTGGTTCTGCTGTTGGTGGTGGTGTTAGATTTTTTGGAGGTGCTGTTAGTAAATCACTAATTGGCATACTTGGTGGAATACCTATTGTTGGTGGAGCTGCAAAACTTATAGGAGGTGGAATTGAAAAAACTTCTAATAAAGCAGGCGATGGTTTGGAAAGTGCAATAAAAAATATGGGAAAAGATGGTAAGATTAACATCCCTAGCTCTACTGGTGAGGGTGGTACAGAAGTTGAAAAAGAAAATTTAGTAAACGGTGACGAAAGTATGAGAGATACTCTATCAGAAAAAGATTTGATGGTAACTTCAGGCACAAGAATTGATGAGTATGGTGCAGAGGGTGGTGGAGAACCATCATCAGGTGATTTGTCTATGTTTGATGATGAGGATACATCAACAGATGATGACATTTCGATGGGAACACCAGAGTCGGGTGATTTTTATGTGACAAAAGGTGGACAAGGAAATAAACAAACTTTCTATCATGTACTACAACCAGATGGAAAAATAAAATCCATAGGAAAGAGAAAACCAAATGAAGGGACTGAATTTGCAAGAAGTGATATTGAAGCAAAGAGTAATGTTATAAAAGCTCAGAGTATAGAAGATGTATCGAACGATAAAATCGAAGTTGTAAATAATAATTCTAAGATTGAGGTTGAAACCAAAAACAAAAATCTAGATTTATCAACAAACGATATAGGTAGTGACTTAACCAAATCGGTAGCATTGACTAATGAGAGAATTGATAATCAGAATGGTGGTGAAAATTTAGATCAAAACACTGGTAATTTAGTTTCAGCAAATAAACCTAATGTCACTGAGGCTACATTAAAGTTAGCTGCTGCTCCTCTTCCCTTTGTGAAAGTTATTAAAAATAATCAATTGTCCACATCACCAAAATCTTATAACGGACTACCACCCGAAATTGCTGCAATGATATCATAATGGCTGAAACCAAATATCTTATCTCAAAATGTTCACTAATGCCAACTGAAGGTTCTACAAAAGAACCTCATGACTTAGTTCGTGGTATCGCTGCGATTGATTATTATGAAGGTGTTGAAAATCCTACGATAGCGTTAGTTGTTACTTTCATTGATGTTGACCAAGTGATAGGCCGTGAAGGAATCACAGGTGGAGAATACTATATTGATGTCACGATTAAAGATGGTGATGAAGATGAATTTAAGATAGAATCTAAGAAACATAAACTAATATTAAACTCTGTTAAAAATATGACGACAGAGAGTAATAAACAGGTTGCAAGTTTAGAATTTGTTTCAGTTGAAGCAATTACTAATGAAACTTCAAGATTAAACAAAAAATTTACTGGTAATGTCTCACAAACTGTTTTAGATATTCTTACCGAAGATGAGAAAGGAATTAAAACTAAGAAAAAAGTATTTGGCCCGAAGAAAGAAGACGAGGTTGAAGAAGATAGAGCCACTAATTCTTACTCATTTGTAGGTAATTTAAGAAGACCTTTCGATACAATACAATGGTTGTGTCCTAAATCACAATCATCCAAAGAGAGTTTCGGTTTTTTATTTTATGAAACCCTCGATGGTTTTCACTTTAGATCTATCGAACAATTATTGAAACAAGAGGCAGTGCCATATCAACAGGCAGATAGACCTGTTGAAGGTAATAAGATTTTAGAGAATAACTTAAATGAGTCAAATGATATTGGTATGAATTTAAGACAGGGAATGTATGCGAATCGAACTCTTTATATTGATATTGAAAATCATACTTTTCAAGAGGTCAACTTTGATGTCACTCAACTAAAATTAAAGAAACCACTTAAATTATTAGATGGTATTGAGAAACATCCATCTCGACTAATGTTCAGAGTTAATGATTTTGGTGTTGCACAAGTGGGTGCTGCAAAGAGTGAAGTGCAACCCGAATCTGAGCTTGCCGTGTATCAAAATAAATCTTATATTAGAAATAACTTACTATTTTCACAGTCGTTAAGTATATCAATTCCGTTAAATACAACTCTAAGAGCTGGACTCATGGTTGAAGTCAAGTTTCCTGTCAAGAAAGAAGAGGGAAACGAAGGAGCTGAAACATATGGAAGTGATAAGACTAATGATGCCAGTGGAAAGTATCTCATTTCCAATCTAAGACATTTAGTAGGTGGTGGTATGGGTGAAACACAACTTGAATTAATTCGTGATGTCTTTACCGCTTAAATAAAAGAAACAGGAGAATCAAATGAAATCAATCGAAGATCACATTGAATACGACAAAAAAATTGCTGATGACCCACAAGCGAATCCAGCAGCAAGAAGACATGCAAAGGAAGAGTTACATGAACTTGAAGAGTATGTCGAACATCATAAAGCAGAAATCGAAGCGGGTGATCATCATGACCCTAATGCTTTAGAACTATTTTGTGATATGCATCCAGATGAACCTGAGTGCCTAATATACGACGATTAATTAAATGTATCAACCATCAACCAATTTTATAGGAAAGGACGGAATGGAGTGGTGGATCGGTCAAGTCACCGATCCAAAGAAAGGAAAGTGGGATACCGCTTTAGAAAAAACACAAGCTGATGATGGTGAAGAAATTTATTCACATCGTTGTCGTGTTCGTATCGTGGGATATCATGGATGTGAAGATGATTTGGCAGATGATGAGTTACCCCTTGCACATGTCCTTTTACCACCCAACGTTTCAACCACTGGAGGTCGTGGTGAATCAATGGAGTATCAAGGTGGAGAGGTTGTGGTTGGATTTTTCTTTGATGGTAAGGATGCACAGCAACCAGTAATTTTTGGAACTCTATTTAAACAGAGTTTTATTGAAGATGGATTAAAGAACTCAGAATTTGATATCAAAAAACAAACTTGTTTTGTACCATATACACCACCAGATGTTAGAGCGACTGCTGGTGATCATGAAAGGTCTGCCACAGGCACAAAAGAAGGTAATGGAAATGGTAACGGCAATGGCAATAGTGAATGGAAGGGTAATCACTGTAAATCGTCTGACATATCAGTTTCTGATGAAAACTGTGAGTATAATACAGAATTTGAATTGAATAGTTCTACTGCGTGTCAAGATAATGAAATAGCAAAGATGCAGAGTGCTATGAAAGAGTTCACTAAAAAAATGAAGACCTTTCAAAAATTAAATTCCTCTGATGTTTTTGTTAATCCTCTTTATGGTGGCGTTGTCGATATTCAAGCAGAACTAAAATTAACATCAAATCAGATTCAAAATTCCATGACTAAGTTAATTCGTCGTGGTCGTTCCAAAGTGATAGGAGATACTCTGGATAAGTTGTCAAAAACATTTAAAGATAAAACACCTAAACCAAAACAAGCTGTTGCTGGAGAGGCCATAAACAAGTTATCTGATACAATATATTGTAATTTTGAAAAGATACAGGAACAATTAGGTGATTATTTGATGAAGAGTCTAGAAAATATGTTAGGTCAAGTCTTAGATGTTCCCATTTGTGGTGTTGAAAACTTTTTAGGTGATATGTTTGGTCAAATTAATAATATTTTGGATACAGCTCTTGGAGATATATTTAATCAATTGAATTCAATTCAAGGTGGTGGTATTGCACTTCCTAGTAAAACATTTACAAAAGCAATTCAATTTGCAGATCTCATTACAGGTTTTTTAGAGTGTGACCAAACGAACTGTCCAGAAAATACCACGTTCTCATCAAAAAATGGAACTAGAAAAGCAACACCTGATGAATTTGATGGTTTACTTGATAAGATAGGAGCAAAAAGTGCTTTGGATAAATTTCTGGATGGTGTGGATGGTATGATTGATGCGGAGCCTTCTGCACCAAATTGTAGAACTAATGTTCTTAGATGTGGCCCACCAAGAGTTGATTTTCTTGGAGGAGGTGGTCAAGGTGCAAGTGGAAGTGCAGTCATTAATGCTCTTGGTAGAGTAATTGGTGTTGCAATTGCTGGTAAAGGTTCTGGATTTACAGAACCACCTTTACTTTCACTCTATGACAGTTGTGAGAATGGTTCTACTGCTGGTGGTTTTGTTAAAATAAAAAATGGTGAAATAGAAGACGTGGTGATTACAAATCCAGGCGGAGGATATCTACCAAACACAACGGAGACAGACCTTGACGGAAATGTGAAGGAAATAATTCCAAATCCAAATGCAAGTTATGATGGTTCAACATCTTATGTTACATCACTATCTGATATTGTTCTTCAAAATACAGGATTTGGTTATCAGGAAGGTGATACAATTAAGGTTGAAGGTGGAGGTGGTCAGGCGACAGCTGAATTAATAATTGAAGATGGATATGTCGCTGGCGCAAAAGTCATAGATGGTGGATTTGGATTTACAGACCTTCCAGATTTAATAATAAATAGTGACACAGGTAGTGGTGCTAGATTATTGCCAGTTCTTAAATTTACTAAGGTCGAAGATGCAGCTGAACTTGCTCAAGTATCTCAAAATGCTGTCATAACTGTAATTGATTGTGTAACAAAATAAAATGTCAAGACGTAAAACACAAAAACCTAAAGATAGAAAAAACGTCAGTAACAGAATTTTTTCAAGATATGCTTTTAGAAGTGGTCAAATGCATTCCATACAGGGAATGACAAATTTCCAAGTCGATACAGCAGAATCACAAGTCTTTGGATTTTACTCAAATACAGGTCAAGGTGCAACAGAGGGAGGGCCTGGAACTGGTAAGGCACTTCTATATACGCCAGGCATGTCAACTGAGGTTCTTGGAACAGGATTGAAAACTCGAAGTGCTGGTGATAATACCGAACTTCCAGCGAAGATTATAAGATGTAAAAATGGTGATGTAATCGTTGATTGTTATAACGGTAATATTACACTTCGAGGGAGAAACATCACTCTTGATGCGAATGGTGGCGGTCAAGATGGTCAAATTAATTTGATTGCAAATCGAATTGTTGATGCACAAGCACCTGATATTCGACTTCAAGGTGAAAAAATATTAGTTGACGCTACCAATAGAGTTGATATAATAAGTAAGGGTTTCTTTCAACTTAAGTATGGATTCTCATTAGCTGCCTCTCACTCTGATGTAGACTTCGGCGTGCTAGTTCAAACTCT